ATCATCTGGCTATTAAGGATTGCTGGTGCGGGTATCTCGGAACGCTCGACCGCGTTCCTATCCTAGTTCTCTGGCTGTTGTTGTCCGGCTGCGCGGGGCTGCGCCGTCCAACGAAATCTGACAAAGGCCAATTACTTCAAAAAAAATATATTCAAGTATTGAATCGTAGCATCAGTATGCTACTATGGATGCTACGATATATGTCTCTCTAAGGAAACATAAATAAAGCAAAAGGCAATTAACGACCATGAAAAAGATTAAAGCGCACACCATCCTCACCCAAGCCATGGGCCACATGGATGATCGTGCCGCAACCTATGACCAACCAGCAGGTGAGCGCAGCATGTCGGCCACAGTCGCCATGTTCAATTCGCTCACAGGCACTGCCCTCACAGAGGAGCAGGGGTGGCTGTTCATGGTCTGCCTTAAACTCAACCGCGCCCAACAGGGCGGCTACCGTCTCGATTCATACGAGGATGGCGCTGCCTATTTCGCCCTTGCTGGTGAGGCCGCATCAGGAGAGCGACAGCCATGAGCCTATTGTTCCGACCAAATCTATCCGTCGTCGAAGCCCTCTACCACAAGGCCTCGGTCAAGCACATGTGCGATCCAGAGTTTGACTTCGAGCGAAAGCAGTCTGCCATCGAGCAGTACAAGCAACCAAAGCAACCAAAGCCTATTAATAGACGACCGCGCAAAACGTGGACGCAAGATGATCGCAACATCGCTGCGGAACTCCGTGCCTATGGCCTCACCATCGACGAGACCAGTCAGCTTCTCGACAGAAGCCCTAGCACCATCGCCACTTTCTCCCAAAATTATGCAGGCGAGATTGCTCGCCGCAAACAAATCATCAAGCAGGAACTTATCAACAGGCTCAACCTGCAAGGAGCACATCATGACCAATGAAAGAAAAATCGTAGCCATGCTCCGAGTGAGAGAGCGTTGCGCCCTCCGAGAAGTCCATAAAATGGCTGCCGAAAAAACCCAGTTCGATTCGGAGTGGTTACGCGCAGCTACTACATACTATGAAGCAAAGGCAGCGGCAGACGAAGCTCGCAAGATGCTCGATATTTATTAGGAGGCCATCATATGTACAACAAACTTGAAGGCAGGATTGAACCCACATACTCAGACCTTGAATCAGGAGCACTCGATATGCGTCCACCATCATGGAAGTATGCACCACCATGGGCCAACTATGTTGCCCAAAACAACAACGGTCGCTGGAACTGGTTTGAAAACAAACCTATATCCAATCCCTCCACTGGCAAGTGGGTGTCCATCCGTACAGCAGATGGCTACACACCACGCACTAGACCAGTCGACCCAACTAACGTATCCAAGTGGATGAGCAACATCCAATCCAAAGCATCAGGCACAAACTTATGAAAGTCCACATATACCGCAACCTCAAAACCAAGGAGCCGCAGCTATCCATTCGTTGTGCGAACTCACACCTAGTCCTCGGCCATTGCGAAGCGGTCATCATTGCCGAAGCTAACTTCATCGTCCAACCCTCTGGCTTGCTCCGAACACGCGCCACTAAGCAGCGCAATGTTCACGCATGGGTATCCGGTCAACTCACTTACGTTCAAGACTTCACGCCATACAAAGAGCGCACCATCGACTATGACTATGACTTGCCCTTTGAACCCAACAAGCTGCTCCAAGATTTCCGTGACTCCGCTACCGCCGTTCACATCCATTACAATCCGTACCACTACGAAAGTTTCGTTGACGATTATGGCTACCCAGTCAACCGAGCAGTAGCTGCCTGCGTCTGGGCAGACGGAACAATCACAGGAGAGTTTGTTTCGTAGTGTTTCCCGTAGCGCACAAAGTGCATTTTATGAAACAGGAGAAAGACAGTGAGTGAAAAGTTAGTTGACATCGACATCGACATACCCCAAAAAGATCAAGAAAAGTTTGCCGTGCTAGGCGTCCGTCTGGCCCTGTTGCAGGCAGTATTTGATGTAACCTACATGGAAATCTTTAGCACTCTTGAAGACAAGTACAAGGATCGCATGGCTTACAGAAAAGAGGAAAAAGAGGAGTAGTACAAATGTTCGCCACCCAATCATGGTTGTACCCCGACATGTACCTAATCTCACCATTCCATGTGGCCTCCGTGTACTCCGAGTTTCAGCACCACAAATCCTTTGTCATTGAGCGCAAGGAACTTGTCTCCGTACCCCACGACTACCCCATAAAAGCCACCAACTATTACTCCGTTTACTCTGGCGTCTACATCGGTGACCACGATACCGCATGGTACTTGAGACGCAGCAAGTCATGGCGACTCACCGATCTCCAAGCAGCGCACCCAACGCACCCCATCTGCACACTTGGTTGGTCACGCTCGCTCAAAGCATGGGTCGCCTTCAAAAACCCTTGCCCTACTACCAAAACAAGAAGAGTATTCGCTATCGGCGCACCCAAATACCCAGACACCTATTCATCTGGCCTAATAAAAAATCTCGACGAAGCTCATGCGTCCGCAGTACGCTACGCTATCGACGTCAACAGCCGACCACCCTCCGAACTACCAGAAGTTGAGCTACCTGTACCACAATTATTTATTCCACTACCCCCAGCCACACTACAGGAGCAAGCTAATGCCACCATCAATGAAAGGCATGAAACAAAAGGGTGACCGCTTTGAGCGCGAACTTGCCGCCTACCTAAACAAACACTGTTACACCACCACCCAATCTGCGCACCGAGCGCCCTTGTCAGGAGGTGGGTTCGTCATGTCCTCTGGCGGGGCTGACCTCGTAGGAACACCCGACCTTTTCATCGAAGCCAAACGCGTCGAGCGCTGCAACTTCAAAGAAGCCATGGCACAGGCCGAGAAGAACGCGTCACAGACACGCTCACCTGAGACCCCCATCGTCATCAATCGCATGAACAACATGGCCACAGGCGACTGCTATACAGTCCTACGCCTCGATAACTTCCTAACCTATTACAACGCCTACCTAAAAGAGCAGGGCATCAGCTAAATTTAGGCCAAAAAAAAGGCGCTCATTGAGCGCCCTTGCTAAACCCTGACTTATTCAAAATCGTCTAAACTAAATCCTAGCAGTTCCAGAAGATCACCCCATGCCTCGGCTCTCTCATCATCTGCCAGACCCATGATACGATCAATCTTACGAATCAGTTGTGCATCTATTTGCCTCATTGCTAAATACTCCGTGTTGAAAAATAAAATCCCCTTTCTTTCCAACACAGGCGGGAGGCCCAGTGCACTCAATATCTTGTGAAGCAAACGGCATATTCAGGTCAACCGTCCACCAAAATCGTGTGACCTTGACCTGCCACCGCATTTCTGCCCACAGCACAAAATGCCATGGTCGCAGCAGATGCCGGACAGTCGTCCTGCAACGCATAGCTGCGTGATTTAAGTTTAAGAACACCATGTTCTACTCACCTCAGTTTTTTGTGAAATGCTTTCCTTACAGGGCAGACAACGTATTATTATTATTCCACTACAAAAAGCATAGTGTGCTGACTAAAAATATATAGAACAAATAAACCCTATACTATAGTGCAGCTATATACAACACCAAGAACCTTGACGTCAATCATTGACTGCCAGCAAAAGCATTTTCACCTTGCTTGCATTTAGTAACATCCATGTTTTGGAACACCTGCCGTGAAAGTCCACTCTCAAGAACTGTTCCATTATTGTTATTTCGTTCAGTAAAACGCTACGAATGCGTCAGCATTCGGAGCCTGACAGGGAGCAAAGAAACACAATCGGAGCATCCCCTAAAACTACCCACAAAAAGAGTTGCAATCAACCGGAAAGCTCCGTATCATGCGCCCCCAGAGTGGATGCGGGAATAGCTCAGTTGGTAGAGCGCAACCTTGCCAAGGTTGAGGTCGGGAGTTCGAGCCTCCTTTTCCGCTCCAAATTTCCAAGAGTGTTCCAGATGCTACCTGTCTGGCTCTTCATTTACCGCAGGCCTTTAACCATGTTATCGGCCTCGGTAACACTACCATGAAAGTAGTTGTCAGCGGTCGTTTGCACCTTCTTATTTCCAATGTGCTTCGACAGAAGTAATGGATTCATATCCTTCCTCGATCCTACTGACGTACTAAACGTATGCCTAAACGCATACGGAAATATACCTCCCTTTTCTCCAGCCTCAAGGCCTGCTCTCTTAGCTGCCTTGTACATTCGTGTTCTGACCGCGTTAACGGGATCAACAAACTTCTCAACCCAAGCCTCGCCATCAATCGTCTTGAACACATACTCATTTCGGTGACGAATACCGAACCACTTAATCATATCAAGTAATACATTCTTAACCTCAGTCGAAAATAATACTCGACGCCTTCGTGGTACGCCATCCTTACCCTTATAGGAAGTCAGCCACATAAGGCCATCCTCCATCAAGACATCCTTCAAACGAACTCGTAGTAGCTCACTCGGTCTGGCCCCAGTAAATGCGAGCACTATGTAATACCACTTCAAGTCCAAAGGCATTGCCTCGAACACCTGCTTCCTCACATCATTCGGCACTGTCACCACTCGTGGCTCACCGTCCGATCCGATGTTTGGTACATCAGGTACAGGTAATCGCAACATCCGACACCCATACCTCAACGCTGACTTAAACACATTGCAATAACGCTTAATTGTTGGCGGCTTCAAGCCCTTACCTAACAACTCAGCCTCCCACTGCATCATGCCAGCCTCGTCAATCTCGGCAATGGGGGTGCGCCCCCATTTGTTAAGGGCAGGTTTCAGTTTGGTTACCCAGTCCTTCCTCGCATCCGGTTTCTCCAAATACAAATCGTGAATCTGCACAAACTTAACCACCTCACCAGCGACAAGACGCTTGCCGCCGTTCTCGATAATCTTACGACGATACACACCGAGTTCCATCAGAGCCTCCTCCTCTGGCTCGGTCTCATCAAGTCGCAAGCTCGTCCTGATTGGCTCACCAAAGGCATCTACGCCTCTGGCGTACCACTTACCGCGATACGTTTCTAATTTAAGTTTCACCTCCATCTATTACTCCTTTGCTTTTGATATACAAATAAGCGTAAGGATCATCCTCGGTTGAGGCATCCTCAACGCCCCTAACGTAGGTAGTCGACCAATCTTTTGGCAGCCCACCTGACCACTCAATGTACTCAGCCTCCGTCACTTCGTCCCATACAGGCAGTAGTCGTCTGGCTATCTTGTTCTTGTCGGTTTCATCAAACCGATTCCACAATCCGCGCAGGTGGTGGCGTGCTGTGTTAGGAGCACACTTCATCCTCCGAGCGATAGCGGCTATATTCATACCAGTAAACAGCCACATCTGGAGTGCTGCATGTTGTTTAGCTGTGGCCGTGCGCAGTATAGACACGTCAGTCACTAATGACATTTGTCTTGTTGCAATTCGCTCAGCAGGTTGAAGCGCTGCGGCACTCTCAGATGCTGCCAACACTTTAAACTCCTGACTCACTGCAAGACGAATTTCGCTTATCAAGTCCTTGCGAAGCTGATCTATCTCCTCTTTACAGTTGCACTTGCTCATTAATAAAACCTCTCAAATAATTATTAGAATCATCTATAGGATGATGTTGATCCTCCTTATAAAGTGTAGCACTATTGCTACAGTTTGCACAAATAAAATAAAACAGCTCATAAAAAAGCCAGCCCATCCATCATCCAGAAAGGCTCCCTCTTACCCATGCTGTGCATCTTTTTATTATCTCTAACGTACATCCGGTACGCTCTAACAACATCCCTGCATTCCTTGCCCCTCTTGTACTCCTTCGGCAAGCATATCGGTGGGGTGCTTCCCCAGATTAACTGGTCGGCACCATACTCATGCACCACATAATCAATGAAAGCCAGATACCCTTCAGGTACATCCTTATCCCTCCGGTTCAACTCTCGCAACAACCAGTACCCATAGCAGATAACCCACTGCCAATTCTTCCGGTTCTTCTGTACCCACTTGACCAGTGAATGCTCTGGCTCACTACAAACAATCTCGGACTCTTCGCCTTGCCAGTGCTCCAGACCAGCAGCAATCAATTCCATCGCATCCATTGCTCTGCCAGCCCAGTTATAATCTGTCACCCAATCAGCGCACAGTCTTGGATTCTTGTCGGTCACATAAATATTCATCAATCACCCCTCGTACTTTTTCCAAATCATGTCTCTTAATCCGGCGGCGCTTTACGCGCCTTCCAATCAGTACCCATTCCCTCATACTCAGGCTGGCACCTTTTGGTGCCAACCCAAACCAATCACTCCTAACCTTAACTAGCGACGCGTCGAGCATTCCATTCCCCTCCAATCAGCACCTTGCTCATCCGGTCAATCAACTCCTTATCCAACTCAGAAGCATCATGCAACACCACACAGTTATCGTAAAACCGTTTAACTGCACTCGACTGAATGCCAATACCAAACACCTCAACACCACCTTTATTAAGCTCTTTCACTACGCTCTTTAAGTGTGAGTTCATCTGCGCCTCATCCATCAGGTCGTCTTCCGGCAAGCCATCACTCAGCACAATCAACACCTTTCTCCTCTCTGGCCTAGCCATCAACTCTCTGCCAATCTTGTGTACGCTCACCCCGTCAATATTATGTATACCACCGACATGGCTACGAGACCGAATCATTCCTCCCAAAGAGCCACGACAGCGGTGAATACCCTCGTCAAAATCCTTGTACTTAAAGATCGCCACGGGACTGGCGCTTGAGTAATGTCCAGCCAGATAAGTAGCTTGATCTTCTCTGTCCAGAAGCTCCGTCTTGAAGCCGCTGATCGCCAGCTTAATTGGCGTAGGTTCAAGCGCTTCGGCTAGAGCAATCGTTGCTTTTTGTGCCAGTGCAATCCTACAACCACTCATACTGCCGCTATGATCGACTGCAATACTCACAGCCGTATCCAACTCGTCATCTTCCTCACGCATCTTGTAAACATTCTCCTCGCATCCATATGCTCCGACGAGCCTCCGAGTATCCAGTCGACCTTGCAGCTTACCGCCACGCCAGTCACGCTTCATCCGAGCCATCAGCATCCGCTCCAGCCTACGCCGTACCACATTGATCTGGCCAGTCAGGCTGGTAACGACGTCCTTAAACCTATTATCATCCACCTTCAACTGTTCCTTTGTGTACACCGTGTCCTTTTTGTCCGTCACCCTCCGGTAGAAATCACCACTAACAGTATTGTCATAAGCGCCGAGCGCTTGCTTCATTACACGGGCTTTCATTTTATCGGGATCAAGAGTCTGGCTCTCCGTTGCCTCTGTGCTCTCACAACCTTCTCCTACTTCGGTACGCTCCTCGCCCTCTGTTGATTCCTTGCCGCTCTCGCCCTTGCTCCCACCAATGCTTTCCCGTTTCTCTTGCTGTTCCTTCTCCTCCTCCTTCTCCTCCTCCTCCTTCTCTTGCTCCTCCATATTCAACATCTGCACATATTGCTCAGCCATTCGTATCAACTCTTCTGCCGAGGTGTTCTTGTTCAGGCCTGCCATCACATCAATCACTTGTTGCTGCACAGTAGCATCCAACTGTGTAAAAGCCTCTGCACCCTTAACGCCGTAGCTAGAGCAGCCCCTGCCATACCACGTCATACTAAGTGGCCCAACCTCTCTGGCTGGTACATCACCTAGCGTCTTATCCTCTGCACTCAGCCGCTCCAACAGCGGCTCCACTACCGAGTCAGCAACCGCACTCAGGTTATCCTTACAGCCAGCATAGGTATCCAACAGATGCTTCTCTATCCGCACATCCTCCAGCGCATTAATCGTCGAGCGCACTAGCTCTTTGTCCTTATCCGCAGCTCTTTCAACAGCCGCTTTCATTGCCCTCGAATAATCCTTCGTTGTCCACTTCACATGAGCGGCTTCATGATCCACATAGCCACGAGCAATAGCCACTTCCTGCTCGGTCATCTCTTTCTGCTCATTCACACTAGGCAACTGAATGATCTTGCCATTCGTTGCCGCTTCGTCACCAGCAAAGACCACGCTCACATCACTCTTGCGGCCCAAGATCGCACTGACGTTCTTCGCTTCGTGCATATACGTTCCAGTTTTCATACCCTACCTCCAAGATAAAGGCCAGTGCTTGCTGGCCCACTCATATTAACCAAACACACGCTCAACCAAACCTTCCAGCACCACCTTATCTTGTGTGGTACACCGAGCCAGCACACAGGCTTCCATCGCCTCATTCAACGCACCTTTATCCTGACCAGTGATACCCTTAGTCACAACATAACGCTTACCCATGGCCTTCAAACCCCTTGGACTAAGAGGCTGCATGATCTTGCCACTCATGAATGCCTCCCTATGCTCCTCTGCATACTTCACAAAGGTCTCGGCAGCAGCCTTGGTCAACCCTGCGGACACCCTCCGCAACCATTTCACTTCTTCTTCTGGCTGCATATACTTCATCTCAGCCCAGTTCTCAAATCGATCTAGCGTCGCCATACTTTGAGGCCGTGCGCCCTGATACATGCTGGTATCATCCCCTTGACCAACCGTATTCGCAGTAGCGATCAGCCTAAACATCGGATCAGGCAACACCTTACGACCACCGTCCTCAGTAATCAGTAAGCCATTACCCTCCAACACACGCTGGAATACATACATCACATCTGGCCGAATGAAATCCACCTCGTCACACAGCAGCACACAAGGCCGAGCCAACGCATCTGGCACAACACCATCCACAAACTTACTCTCGGTCACACCATCCACACTCACCAAAGTATCCCGACCAATCAAGTCCATACGGCTAATCTCGCTATCAAAGTTCACTCGCACCAGCGGCCACTTCAGGTAAGCACACACCTGCTCAACCATCGTGCTCTTACCAGTGCCAGTGTGACCATACAGATAAGTATTATCTCCATGGATCAGTCCTTGCAGCACTCTGAACAGCGCCTGCCCATCAAACAGATAGCTATCATCCACCACTGGCACATCAGGATGCACACCATCCCAGTCAAAACTTGGCACATCAAAATCAAATAGTTTTTTATACGCACTATGTGTTGCATCCTTGAACACCTCCCAAGCATTCACAGTGGTCACATCACCGCTGGGAATCTCACCGCTGCATTCAACATGCTTGGGCAGTGACACAACAGAAGCAGCAGATGATCGTGCTACCTCTAACTCCTCATTAGCGCTCACCAGCTTGTCTTTAAGCGCTCCGACCACACTCCTAATACCATCGACAGATATACCGCAATCGGATTCGAGAAGGGCGTTCACGGCGCTCATATGGTGTGGCTTCAAATCACCTAAGAAAGTTTCAGTTGTTGTGCTCATAGTTTCAGTTTCCTTTTCTGTGGATGTAGGTTCCGTGGATGTAGATATATGTTCCCTGTAAGGCTTGACCAGTATCTCGTTAGCCTCTTTCATGATGCGATTCTTATTCTCAAGCGCCTCCTTTATGCTGCCTGACAGTCCTATCGACTTCTTGCCCTTGTGCACACTGCAATACGATGGATCAGCCATAGCTCTGATAGTCATTTCCAGAATAACTTTTCTCATCCCTTGTAATTCATACAGCCCCCGCTCAGAGGGCTGTTGACAATAGTAGTTAATCGCAAGCAGTAACGCTCCCTCCAAAGCGGGATTGCTCATGTGCTGCTTCACACTTGATACCGTAGGGCGCAGCTTGGTTAGCCCTTGTTCATCAAGCTCCGACCTGAGACGGTTTATTTCCGACCTAGTAAAGCCGCTCAAATCATCTGGCACTCCTTCCTCAATTCCTACCTCAATTAAGTCGTCAAACATGCTTCGCAAGAGGTTGCGTTTTTCATTGAATGACATGCCTTCAGCGCTGGGCAAATCCAAGCGTTTCATCCTCCGTGCCAACTTGGCCAATTTGATCTCATGTTTTTTCATTTCGTTCTCCTATACAAACAGCGGCAATCAAAACCAGATCACCGATCAGCTTCCAATCTCCTTGATTCGCGGGGGCGGTAATTCATACACATAAACAACACCAGTCCGAATCCTCTCATGCTCTGGCAGCTTGGCAGCAAAGTCCCTCAAGTCCTCCCACCTGTACCACCTACCCAACTCCTTACCATCGAGCTTCAAGGCAAACAGGTAATCCTTACGAGGCTTCACGCTTATTTGCTCCAACTCTTTACTGGCTTTCAATGTCATGCGTTCTCCTTTACTGGCTCCCTAACAACTCCCCTCCGGCACGCCTTGCGGCGCACCTTCGGGATCGCTCTTGCAGTTATCTGATTAAACTAAGATGCGACGTTGTAGTCCCAGACATAAGCCATGGACTCGTCGTAGGTTTTATTCATCGTGACAAGCAGGTCACGCATCGGCAGGGCATTCGCCCTGTCTATGCGCTGAATGTGCTCATGTGGGGTAATCACTCCAATAGTCACCATGCTCACGAGGCTGTCGTTAATGGTGCTGATAGCGTCTTGACGTAGGTTATTCATAGGGTTGCTCCCTCTGGCTGGTTAGTGGGTGGTGGGCTTAGTGCTCGCCTTATCTTGCGCTCGCTTCTTCTTTTTCATCATTTCTTCGGCGGCTTCCTCCGTGCTTTGAGATGCCTCGACTGCTTTAACGAAGCGCTCTAGCAGCTTCTCATCACCGCACTCATTGATGTACTTCTCAATAGCATCCCGTTCCTCCTTGCTTATTCCGAGTCGGACAATACATTTAGCGTCAATCATTTCCATCAATGTGTACAACACGGAAGGAGTATGAGCGGCCCATTGAGCACGGGTCTCAAGGGATACGTCGTCATTCAGAATGATCGTCATTTCGATGATTGCAGTCTTTGGCATAGGGTATTCCTCTTGATTTAATGTTTGTGTATCAGGATTGTGACACAAATAGTAGCATACAAAAGATGATTTTACATAGCATCATAATGCTACTATTTGTGAATGATGCTCTAGGCAGCAATCCGACCGCAGGTTCTTGCTTGGTCGGCGTACTCGGCAATCGTCTTATCAGCCTTGAAGTGCAGGTCACGCTCTATAGGCAGGCCAAACGGTGGGAACGAGGTGGCCGCCAATTCATCCAAGCTGACATAACCCAACTCAGGGCACCCCATACCTAGATCGCACAGACCAAAGGCAAGGTTGGTGTCAGGATCAAGCTCGCTTAGCAGCCATGTACAAGCACCACCTCCGAACAATTTGACGGCAGGCTTCAGATCAGAACCATCTGGCTCGTCCATAGCAATGACTTGCTGAAAGTTCTTAATGAGCTTGTGGCGTAGTGACTTCGTTAACATTTTCATTTTCGGTTTCTCCGATTGTTGAACTCAGCCAACAATCTCCTTAAACGCGGGGGTGAAAATGTGTGGGTACAAAAAGAAAAGCCCAGCGAATGCTGGGCCTTGTGTGGGTAGGGGAGGGTTAGTTAAGTGGTGGTCTTGTAGGCTTCGATAACCTCTCTAACACCCTCGTCGTCAGGTTGATAAGGTGCTCCGCAGTCATCAAGCAAGCGATCATCATCAGTCATACCATAGGTTACTC